GGTTGAAAGTGGAACTGCAGGTGAGATTTTACTCAGACGAAATTCGAGCAAGTCCCACCTGCACTGGAACGTAGAAAAAGCTCTTGCTCGAAATGTTTTCAGTCGGCGGGCGAACGGTGCCTTGGCCGAATCTCATGTTGGTAATCAGGCCACCGAGCATGAAGTGTTCTGGGTACTTCGGTTGACCTGTTGACCTGTTTTCAGCAACCACGCGATCAAGCCGCTTCTCGACATCTTCGAGGAAGAAGTACAGAGGGTCCGACGGGTTGTCTTTGTCATCAGGACACCACCCTTGAACGAGCAGCGACCACTGATCAAGACGTGCCTGGTTCTCATCCGTGTAGACAGGCTGGCCACCGCGAGGTGATTCAAGGATCGAGATCATCACGTCAGGATCGTTGTCGCCAAAGCGAGCACGACCACGGAAGATGCGACCGTTCAGATTGGTCAGTGCTGGCACGATAGTTGGCGCAGTTGGAACAACGCCTTCGAGCAGCACGGTCAGCGCTTTGAGCACTTGAAGTCTGCGAGGATCAGGCACGGCTTGAGAACCTCCCGAACTGACGTGTGAAGTTGCTGGCCATCTTGTTCAAAATCTCAGGTGTCATGTCCTCAGCAACGCCACGCAGCACCTGGTCGACCGAAGGACCATAGAGCAGGTACACGTTGGCGTCAGGACGCTTGTGCGAGGACCCCGCAAGCAGTACAGCCCCCGAGGTGTTCTTCAAGCTCTCACCTGGCTTCAGACGAATCGCAAGACCCATGTTGCCGCTGCGTAGATTCACGAGCCAGGCACGACGCGTCTTGACCACGGCTCCAGGCTTTACGCGGAGCATGATCTCTCGACCACGTGAGTTCTCAGGCGTGGCTCCAGCCGGTGCAAAGCGAGCCAGGGATGTCGGACGGTCACGTCCTGCGATCACGGCTTCCAGGGTGTTCTTGTTGGCCTTGCGCTTGACGTAGAGTCGGTCACCGCCTTCAAGGTAGCCCGATGGGAATGACACCTCCTTGCGCATCTCGCGACGAAGGCTCGGCTCAGTGTCACGCACGGTGTCGTTGATCGCAAAGACAGCCGCTTCAATCGTGGCATCTGGCAACGCTTCGTAGAAACGCTGGATGTCTTTGAGCCCTTCGGCTATCACTCCGACGCTCATTTGCGCGACACCTGCCAACGTTCTTCGAGCGGACCTTGCGACGGAATGCGCAGATCAAGCGTAAAGACTGCGCCAGGAAACATCGTAGGAAAGGTGAATTCACCGTTGCGCTGCAGTGTGACAGGGGCACCTGTAATGTAGGCAACGGGAATCAGGACGATCTGATCAATGCTCTCGACAAGGTCTGCGTAACCATCTCCGTCCACCAGGCCACCATAGGGCTTGCCTTGGCGATCATGAAGACGAGCACGCATCTCAAGAGGAACACTGATCGCAGCATCCGAATAGAACGCTTGCACGCCAAACGTGTCTTGAACAGTTTGGCGTGCGGTGGCCTTGATGGAGGCCCAGTCGAACATCACAGGTCCTTGTCGCCCGTGGAGCCGGTGACAGCCTTGACGACTTCGGCAGCAGCCGCAGCGTCGGACGTGTCAAGCACGACTTGAGTGCTGATCGCGGTCGGATTCATCTTCTCGATCTGCTCGATCTCGTCAGCGGTGAATTCGAACGGCTGACCAATGGGCAGCGTGACCGACTTGCCATCGCGACCAACGGTCACTGATTGCAGCACGGTACGCACAAGAGAGGTTGCAGGCTTCTTGGCCATGGTGATTCTTCCTTTAGGTCTGTTTAAGGTTGTGTAGAGAGAAGCCCGCACTCAGGCGGGCTCCACTTCACGTTGCGCCGATTTCAGATCAGTCGGAGGTGATGATCTTGAAGCTGGCGTTGGGCTTCTTCGGAACCATCAGCGGAGCGCTCTGGGTCATCAGGAATTCCGCAGACGGATCTTCTTGACGCCACATTTTCGGGAAACGCTCGATGGCACGCAGACCAGCGTCGATGTCCTTGATGGCACCGAAACAGCGCACACCCTCGACATCGCTGAAGCCGACCACGGTCTTCTGATCCAAGAAGAACTGCTCGGAACCAGCTTCGTCAACGAACTTCGAACGATCAACCCACAGGTCGATCTGGCCACCGCCAAAGACACCCGCGTAGGTGCCCATGTACTCTTGGCCTTCGAAGCCGTCTGCTGCACGCTGGATGTTGACGTTCAAGCCACCGTAGTTCTTGTCCATCAACGCCTTCACGTCCACGCGGGCAGTGAAGTATTCCCAAGCAGTGCCACCGAACACCACGCGACGAATCACAGCACCAGAGCGGTTGTTCGCGTTGACGCGAGCAGTTGCGATGTCGCCAAGCGGGTTGCCCGTGGTTTGCGACCAACGGGCACCACTTGTGAGCGTGTAGCTCAGTGAGGCATGACGTTGGAAGTTCACGGTCGTCGTCGGGTAGCTGTCACCAGACAAAGTCACCGACGCGTCGATCAACGCACGAGCAGCGAGCCACTCGTTCCGGTTGGTCAGCAGCGCATCGTGCAGGCGAATGATTTCAGCAATCGCTGCATCACGACGTTGTGCCAGGCTCAGCGAGCCGCTGGCCAGTGCTTCACCCGCACGACGCTCGATGAGCATGTTGGGATCAACAGCGTGCTTCGGCTTCACGTAGGCAGGCTTGAAGCTCAGCGAGCTGTAGCCACCCATGCCCATGAGTTGACCTTGGACGTTGGGCACGACCAAGGGTGCAAGGCGACGATAGTCTTGGTCGACCTTGTCGAAGAAGATCTCTTCGGTTTCGAAGTTGATCTGACGGGGGAAGAAGTTCAGCCAAAACGGCGTGATCGTCTTGACGAAACGTGACACTTCCAAAAGTTGGGAAGTGCCGTAAACAGTACCTGCCATGATGTTGGCTCCTTTGCTTGAGTTTGGTTGTGGTCAGCCGTCGATCAGACAGCAGCCCAGCCGCCGCCGACCTTGCCGACGCGGAACAAACCGTTGAAGAAACCCCGACGCTCTGCAAAGGTGTCCATTGCAGAAGCAGCGTACAGAGTGGCGTTTCCGGCTTGTGCTGCCAGCAGGTCGTCGTTGAACACGCCTTGGTACGCGTACTGAACAGACGAACCGCTTGCAGCAGCCTGCATCGCGAGAACGGCTTGAGCAGCGGTGTGCGTACCTGAGACAAAAACGACGACGTTGCCGGTGGCCAGCAAAGCGCAAACCTGGTATTTCGCCAGAGCTGCACCAGCAACACCAGACGAAGTCTTGATGGGCTCGTCACCTGCAAGCAGGATTTCAGGGTTCAGCGGACCATATACGGCACCGCCAGCGAGATCATTCACAGCCATAGTGGCTCTCCTTCAGATTGGATTGAGGATCGGTTGTGGATCAGTGCTTGGCGGGCACTTCGAAGCCACGCACACCGGCCATGCGGGCAGCAGCGAGGATTCCGTTGACACCTTCAACCTTGTCATCGGTCTGAACAGCAGAGCCGTCCGCGCCAACGTTGGGCTGAGCAGTGTTGGCCATGGCGGCTGCCAGTGGGTTCACAGGTTCGCTCTTGGCTTCGGCCTTCGGTGCCGTCGCGAGCAACGCCTTGGCTTCGTCAGCCGTCATGCTCGTGCTGTAGGCCAGATGATTGGCCATGGATTCGCGACCCTTGGCTTCATCCGAAGATGTGATCGCCTGGATGCGCGAACGTTCCGCTGCAGCAGCGCTTGCACGCTCAGCAGCTACATCCGGGGTTGCCGAAGACGTGGCACCCGGCTTGACTTCTTGGTTGGACATCTTGTCCTCCTTCTTTCGCGGTTGAGAATTCGAGCCGGATAGCTCGCCCAGAAACGCTTGCATCGCCACGGGTGGCGTTGCAACAGCGTCGATTAGGCCAAGCGACAGTGCGTCGTCGGCTCTGTAGGTTCGTGCTTCAGTGGTACGCACAGCCTTTTCGTCCATCCCGCGCCCCTCGGCCACGTGTGAAACGAAAGTTGCGTAAGCGATATCGATGTCTTTCTGCATTGCAGCTTTGACATCGTCGGGCAAGTCTTCGTATGGGTTGCCGTCAACCTTGTGCTTGCCTGCGTGAATGAAGGTCACCTTGATGCCAGCATCGCTGAGCATCTTCTCCATGCTCACGTGCATGCGGACAACACCGATGGAGCCAACACCTGCGGACGGTGTGACCACGATTTTGTCGGTGCCTGCAGCCATTGCGTAGCAAGCGGAGTAGCAGTTGGCGTCGACCACGGAGAGCGTCGGCTTACCATTCGACAAGGTGCTGAGATCAGCAGAGCACTCGAAGCAACCTGCAACCTCACCACCGTAGCTGTTCATGTCGTAGACGATGCCGATAACGTCGGGGTCTTGACCAGCTTGAGCCGTCTGCTGACGAATGAAGTTGTATCCGGTCACGTAGCCCCACGAGCTGCCGAATCTGTTGATCAGCATCCCGTGAACAGGGATGATCGCGATGCCGTTGCTGAAGGCAAACGGCTTGCGCTGCTCGGGAGGATTGAAACCGTAAGCAGCACACAGGTCAGCTCTGCGAGCCTGAGCTGCAACCTCTTCACGCTCAGGTAGCGCTGCAGCCAAGCGACTCATGTCACTGGCCAAATCACCGTACTGAACCGCGATGGCCACTTCGCGGTTGTTCATCCGCGAGAGAGCTGATCGAGCTACGTGATCGCTCATTGAGCGTCCTTTCTGTTGACTGCTGTGTTTATTGTAGCGAGTATGAAAATGCGATCACTCACTTGCCGCTTCCTCACGCTGCTCCGGTTCGTCAGCAGCGTTGTCAGAAGAACCTTGCGCTTGGCCACCGGCAGGGATCACAGGATCACCGAAAGTCAGTCCAAGTTTCTTTTGCATGGCTTCTTCTCGCGCACGCTGACGGAACGTTTTCCTCCAATCTTCACCTAAGCGAGCGCTCTCTTTTTCAATCGTAGAGAGGTTGTGCTTGATTCGAAGAATGGCTGATTCAGTTTCTTTCTTCTCGTCAATCTGCCCACGGCTGGCACCGATCCACTCGCAGGACCCCAGAGCCTCACGAATCACCGGATCAGCGTAGTAACGCTGCAGAGTGATGCCACGCGGCAGCTTGATGCTTCCTGCGTTGATCTCTTCCTCCATCCAGAGGTGGTAGATCATCGTGGCGAAGCGATCCGCGATCATCTTCTTGCGACCCTGCATGTACTTCCAAGTCTCACCCATGGATGCACGAGCGCTGGAGTAGTTCGTCTTGCTGTAGTCGCGAGAGAACTGCTCGTAGGACAAACCCAGAGCTGCAGCAATGTGACGCAGCAGCGATTCCTCGAAGTCCGTGCCGACACCACCAGGGGTGCCCATCGGCTTCAGGTTCAGCTTGGTGCCTGGAAACAGATGCGGCATCTTCACACCGTCGATCTGAATGTTGTTCGACGCACCGACGTAGCTCTGCAACGCGCCCATGTACTGGCTCAGCATGTCGCTAAACCCGGCTTGACCAGCGCCCATGGAGCCGAAGACAACTTCCTTGGGCAGCTCGCTTTCGACAGCCGCAGCGTAAGTGGCATTGACAACTGCGTTCTGCAACGTCACCTGCTGAAAGCGCTTGGTCATGCGCATTTCTTTAAGCACGCTGACCATGTCGCTGATGCCGCGTGATTGATCAGGCTGCATCTGCTCAATGATGTGAATAACCTGACGACGGCCCCAAGGCTTCTCAGCTTCAACATAACGCCAAGACCACTGAGCAGGATCAAGATACCAGTCGTTTGGAAAAGTAGTGCGGATGTAATAGCCGAGCGGACGACCACGAAAGTCACGCTTGATACCACGGCGCAGGAATCGATCATCGTCCACGCCGTCTGGATTGGTGAGCCTGGTGGGACTGACCATCTGGATAGCCGTGGAGAAAGGTCGTTGAGCTTCACGAATCCACTCAGCCGTGGCTAACACCTCACCTGTGATCAGGTGACCACCAACAGCCAAGCGAACCAAGCCCGTAAGTGTGTTCATCCTGCTCGCGTCGAACCAGCAAGAGTGGCTGTCAGCAAGCAGGTTGAACCGGGTCTCTACGATCTCCTGAAACTCTTCAGCCCAAGCGTCATCTGCGCCCAAGATTTTTGCGTCAGGCTGAGCGTTCAGCCTGTACTGAGCACCAACGATTGAATCGCGGTGCGTGTTGAGTGCGCCAGTGAGGTAGCCGTCGTTCTGAACCGAATCACGCGAGCGAGCATCAGCATCGTCTTTGACAGGGTTGATCTGACGATCTGGTGAAACGATTGGGGCATCCCAACGAAAAGTTTCACGAGAGGTCTTTTCGGCACCCTCTAGGCCACCGCCGATTGCGAGATTGCCACGTGGCGCGATATCAAGTCTGAGTTGTTGCATGGTCTGTCGCAATCACTGTTTTATGAGGAATCAGATCTCGACCCACTGGCCGTTACACCAAGACACCAGCTCGCCGCGTTGCTTGACAGCGTTCTCCAGTTTGACCAGATCGTAAGTCCGGGGCGGGTCAGGAAGCCAGGCCAGCATTTCCGCGACGGATTCGCTGCAGACCTTCTTCTCTGGATCGTCGGGCACCGTGGGCAGCGTGCTCACGAGAAGGCCAAGCGTGTCGTATTTCTTGCGGTTGTTATTGGCAAGCCACGCGAGCGGGTCGGCGTGGTCGTGCACGCGATAGACGCGCCACTTTGCCGGGTCCGTGATGTCGATTGCCTTGCCGCGAACGCCGCGATCCATGAATGAGGCCGACACGCACATATGCAGCGGGCCATGTAGGGGGAGCGCTGCCTCGACGTGGCCTGAGTCGCCGCCACGGAAAAACCGGACGATGCGAGGAAATGCCCGCGTGTCGCTGTGGCGGAAGGCTACGAGGATCATGGCGTCTCCTGCACAGTGACTTGATGCAACCCTGCGACTTGATAGGTCGCTTGCCAGCCCTCAGCATCGCACACGATCACGGCTGCCAGGAGCGCCTGAATCGTCGCCAGCGGCACGGGCGAACCCGCTTGCTGCGCTGCTGCGACGATGACCTGCGGCTGGCCAGGGTTGACGCGGCTGAAGCTGCTCACGCCCTGATCGTCGGTCACGATCTGGTCCAGTGGCAACAGGTCGGCAAACGACTGCTGAATCAGCCCGCTGCTGGTGTAGTGAGTCGTCGGGCCTTCAGGGCTGGCGCCTGCGGGCGACTGGAACATGCCCTGCCCGCTGCTGCCTGCGATGCCTGCTGTGAGCGCTGCCGCCAGTGGCTTAAACGCAGCCGGCACGATCATGGTGCGGTGGGTCCAGCTCATGCCACACCCCACCGAGTTTTGAGATAGGAAATTGCTGATGCACGGTCACCAGCGCTGACCGCTCCGTCGCGGAAGATCAGCTCATGCAAATGCACTTCGGCAAACCCTTGCATCGATTGGAAGAGCCGCATTACTCCGGCGGTGCTGCCCCAGTTTCCGCACGCAATGGACTGCTCCGGGCCACCGTCTAGGCTCACTGTCAATTGACCACCGGCAAGTCGGGCATGCCAGACGTGGCGCGCGCGGATGTCGGTTGCCAGTTCGATCTTTTGCCCGTTACTCGTTCCACCTGACGCCCCAATATGGCCGCTAGATCGAGCATAGATAGGCGATGCCCACCCACCCGCATCGGACAAGATGGAGTCGTTTAGCCAAGCGGAAGCCGAGTCTGTATCGACATTCACGTAGCGGAACGCCACGAACAGCTCGAACGCTCCAGCCGTGGGGTTCAGTGTGCCAAGGGTAGCAAGCGACATTGCGTCGTCAATGCCGTCTGCATTCAGCCGCAGCGGAAACTTGGCCGGGTCGCTGTCGTAGTCGGTTGCTGTGGTGACGCGCTGGTATGGGAGAGATGCGTCGGCGGCCGTGGTCACGGATGCGCCCCAGGCAAATACCCCGCTTGTGCCGTCGCCTGTGTAGGACAGCGTTGCGGAGTCCGCCATCAAGAAAACAAACACGCTGGGCGCAGATGCTGCACTAAACGACAGAGTGCACCGATACCAACCGTCGCCAGTCGCCGTCATTGCTACGCCGGTGGGAGACCCGGCAACAGTTGTTGCCACGCCCGTGTCCAAGTTGAACGCTACGGTGTTTGCTATGCCGTCGGAAATGCGGACAAAAGATCGCTCTGCTTTTTTCAGGCTAATTGATACACGCAGAAGAGTATTAGCTGGCAGTGCGGTCGATGGGTTTATTGAATGAAACCCAGCCGCCGCTGTTTCAACGATCTTGTCGGCGGTCAAGGAACCGTCCGGGCTAACTGCCGCGTTTGCAGTTACTGTCACCCCATTTCTAGGCCACGCCGCGTTATCAAACTGCTCAGTGAACGTCAGCAGGTTGTACCGATTCCGCAGCGTCGGACGGGCCGTGCTGGTGGCTTGGCTGGCGTGGTTGCCGGGGACTTCGCGGGCGCTGACGTTGTCGAAGTACAGAGTTTGGCCAACAGATGCACCAGTGGTGTAGACCTGCACGTTGGTAAAATTGCCAGTAGCAGTAAGCAGCGCGCTCAGTGCGACGTTTGTTGTGCTTGTGGTCAGCGCTGCTCCGACGCCGTTTAATCCGACATATACAGGCTGTGTGCAGGTGCCGCGACGTGCAGTCGCCGTGACTCGGTAGGTGCGCCCTGCAACGGTCGGAATCTGAAAGTTGGTTTGAATGGCGCCCGCGCTGGTCGCAGTTAACTCAAACTCGCCACTCACAACAGCCTGTGTTGCGGCGGTCGGCACCCAGCCCGTTGTTCCTGCAGAGCCGTCGCCGTTGGACACCAGCTCCGGACCAAGCGCCCCCATCGCCCCCAGCCGCCGATCCAGAATCAGCCCCACCGGCTGCTCCACCGCAGTTACTGGCGTTGTGCCTGCGGCGTCTTGGTACATCGTCGCGGTGTTAATCGCGGTCAGCTCGCGGACGCTGATGTTGTCAAAGTAGGCTGTTCCTACTGCGCCTTGAGTATCAAACTCCAGATTAAGCGTTGTGGATGTCGCGACCCAAACACTTGAAAAAGCGACGTTTGTCTTTGATGTTGTGCCCGCAAAGGCAAACATGGTTGCCTGCTGCACTCTGGCAGTGGTAACAGAACCAGCTCTAAAAACACCCGATATCAGGTATGAGCGGCCAACTACAAAACCTGATACCAAGTGCCGCGCAAACCCCCATGCGGTGGTGACGTTTACTTCCAGTTCACCGCCGACAACCGAGATTGTTGCGCCTGTTGGAATCGTCCCGGCAGTACCAGATGAAAAATCCCCATTCGTGACTAGTTCAGGCCCCAGCGCCCCCATATAGCGCGTCAGGTCCGTCGGGTCGTACCAAGCGCCTTGCTCGCCTGCGGCAAACCAGCTTAGAGGCGACCACGCCCCCATTGCACGCCGCGCGGCATGCGCGATCGCAGTCAGCCGAGTCGCACGAAGCCGCACGGTTTAGCTCAGTTCGGTGATTTCGGCCGCACCATCGCCGGTCGCATCACTTGCGCGAATCACGGCGATATTCGGGGTCGCAGGCACGTCGATGTCGATGCGTTCGCCTGCGGCCAGGTAGTGCGAGGTCGCATTGTTCGCGGTCTGCGAGGAGCTGCCGACGAGGTAGCGCAGCGGCTGCAGCCTGGCAAAGACGCTGATTCGGGCGACGCCAGACGTCAGCGCGATATTCGCGCTCGTGGTCGTGGTCGCTTGCTGGCGAGCCGTGCCGGGAATGCCCAGCGGCTCGACGTTGACGCGGCTCGCGCGAAGCTGCGCATCAGTCAGGCTCGGTGCACCAGCGATGGTTAAACTGGATGCCGCTGGGGCAGATGCCAACACAGCAGCAGTGCTTTCGTTGTACCAAACCGTGGCACCCACCTGCGTGGCAGAAGCTCCTGAAACATCAAGCACTCGCGTTGCAGTGATCGTGTCATTGACGTTGAACCCTGTGCCCGAAGCAGTAGCCCTGTAGACAGTGACAACAACCTCACGGTCAACACCCTCACCACCTCCGCCTGCAACGCCGCCGCCAACATAGACAACTTCAGCGTGCGTGCCGTCGCCCATGTCGCGATATTTGATCTGGGGGTTTTGGAAGCCAGGCCCGCTGCCCTGAACGATGTCGACCATAGGTATCTCCGATCAAAAAATGAACGTGGCAGGAGCATTCAACGGAGTGCTCCCTGCGGGTGTTGGGTTGAGTTGTGCCTCCAACTCTTGGATATACGCATACAGCGCTTGGCGATTCGCAGCGGTGAATGTCACACGCTCACCGTTGCTATCAACAACCTCACGAGCAGACAGACCCGTTACGAGCTTGTGATAAGCCACTCTGGCTTGATCAAGCATCTGTGTGGTGGCAACAATAGCTGGCATTAACCTGTCCTCCTGTCGCCGTGCACGTGCTGTGATGATTCAAACATCAGGCCAATGAACGACCAAAGCTTGCGAAATCGTAATCGGATTTTAGCCGAACTGCGAAACGGGACTCTTTTTCAGCCTCATGCACCAAGTCGTTGTGGTCCCATTCTGCTGCCCAAGAGGGTGGCTCATTCCAGTTCAAGCTCTCAACTCGAAGCAGCTCGGACACACACAATCCGATGCAGTAATAGCTCAAGTCCCACGCTTCGTTTCGCACACCGTTGACAGGTTGCCAACCTTTCTCTGTGCGGCTTTCTCCACACAGCTCAGAGAAGAGTGAATCAGAAAACCAGTCTGCAAAGCGGAACATCCCCTTGCCTGGTTCAAGCACATCCAAGCGTCCGTTCAAATCATCTTTGAGCAGGTTGGAGTTGAACAACAACACAGGCACATCACCCCGTGCGCCCGATTTCGAATCACGCTTACTGGCATCTGGATAACTGATTCGAGTGCGAGGATTGTGTGGTGACGGATCACCCTTGACCAAGATAAACCGACGATGCTTGTTCTCTTCACGCAGCTTGCGATAAAAGCTGTAGGCCATGGTGGTGACACCCTCTTTACCACCTGAGTCACAGCCGACGAATTTGATCTGCATCATTCGACCGCTGCCATCGTCGAGTTCGTACTCTTTCTCGATCACACCCGAAATCAGCTCGTCCCAATCCTCCAAATACGCGTGAGGCTTGATCCACAAGTGCTCACCGTCAGCGTCTGTGCGCTGAGACTTGCGAACGTCAAAGCGATCAATCAGCACGGTGTCGAAAGGTCGTCCAGGGAGGATACCAAAGACCTGGCAGACGAACATGTTCTTCTGCACGTCGACCGTGGCAATCAGAAAGCGCACACCCATCGGCACCTTACGCTCACCAAGCTTCTCGGCTCGACCTTTCAACACCTCGGGAAGTCTGGTGTCCTGAGTGCTCTTTGGGTAGTAGGGCTCTCCAAGGTCGTTGTTGTAGAACTTCTTCAGACCTTCTTCTGAGCCAGTTCTATCGTATTCATCTGTCGCATCGAGGTATGTGGTGACAAGCTTTTTCCAGTTGGTGAAGCTTGCAGCCATGCCGTTCAACCAAAACGATGCAATCTTGGTCCTGAGACCTTTACCCCTAATCACCCCTTCTTTGTCAATTGATTCTCCATCTTTGATCCACCGAGCTTTCTGCTGCATCCCGTCACGTTCGTCAGGATGAATTTGATAGCTGCAAACAGGGCATTGCATGCGAGCTGTCATGCCACGGGTAACGTTGTCTTCACCACTCTCATCCCACGTGAGGTGCTTAAAGCGACCCTCAAAGAACTCGCCGCATGATGGACAAGGCCAATACCAGCGACGACGATCACCTCGGTTATAGAGTTTCAGGATGCCTTCACAAGGTGGAGCTTCGTGAAGCGTGCGAGGAATCCACTTCAGGTCAGTAATCGGCTTGCTTGGTGATGACTCAACCACGGTCATCGCGTAGCTGCCAAACGTAGTGGTTCGTTTTGCACCCAAGTCGAAAGGTTCGCCAGCAATGCCGTCCACGTTGTCAGGCATCCTGTCACGGTCAGTAAAGATCACGCGTGCAATCGGCTTACCGGCCAGTTGGCTCTCTGTTGGCCACGCGAGCGTAAACAGCATGCCTGAAACGTACTGCTTATCGAAGCGGTTATCTGCATCTGCAGTCGGAAGCAACATCTCTCCGATTGCTGTACTGTGCAAATGTAAACGGTCGACACGTCGAATGCCAAAGTCACGAGCATCAAGCATCGTCGGGCAGACGATCATCGTGTCCAATGGGTCAACCTTAACGCTGTAAGCTAGAGTATTAATAACCAGTGAATCAGTTTTGCCGCTCTGAGCACTGCCAGCGAAAGCCATACCCTCATACTCACGTGACGTAAACGTGTCCATGGGTTCGACCATGGCTGGCACAGTTGAGTTCTTCCACTTGCCAACGTAAGCACCTGGCTGATTGACGAATCGATACTTCTCAGCAGCTTGGGATACCGTCAAACGCTCAGGTGGCCTGAGCATTGCAGCGAGATCTAGAAAGATCGCACCGAGGCTCTTATAGCTCTTCGAGGTCTTCGGCTTTTTGACGTTCATTCAACGTTTCCGGTTTGCTTTCGACTTGTGGCACTTGAAATTTCTGCTCGATTCGCTGAACGATTTCATCGAGCATTCCGTGCGTCAGGTTCTTGATCAGTTCGCGTTGTCGATCACTCAGCTCTGTTGTGCGTTCAACGGCATCCATCATCAGCAGTGCTGACATCTTCACAAGCTTGAAGAGATCCCCTACTTCCTCGACAACCTTCTCGGTTCTCCACAACAAACCCTCTCGCTCTTCGTAGTCTTGACGTGATTTCAAACCTGCCCAAAACTCCTTTGTCAGGTGTTTCGGCAACTCGCTGTGGTGCATCTGCTTGATGTAAGTTTCAACATCAAAGGCAGGTTTGATGATGTGCGGTGCAACATCCTTCACCAAGTAAACATCAGCATTCCTGCGTCTACCAACAGGCTTCACATCACTCTTTTTCAGCTTGCCAATGATGGTCTGCTTGTCCATGCCGAACAGCGCACCAAGCTGTGAAAGATTCGCACCTTGGAAGATGAGAGTGCGAGCACCATCAACGTTTTCGTTAGTGTCTTTTTGGACTTGAATGTCTTGAGATGACATGATTCAATGACTCTTTCGAAATCAGATAAAGAAGCTCGATATGACGCTGGTGATAAAGAGGTAATTCACGACGACCGTTTCGGTACTGCGCGTAGGTTGGATAAGCAACACCAAGCAGTCGAGCGACAAAGGTTGGACCCAAGCGGCTGTGTCGCTCGAAATCAAGTAATGTTTGGTTCACGCTCAGCATCATGTGTGCATTGAATATAACACTGACGTAAAAAAGGCCACATCGTGGCCGGGAAAAAGAAGGTGTGCAGCAACCGGAACAGACCACCTGGAGACAACTACGTGCGCTGCACACCTGACACCCGAGGGTGCCGAAAACTCGCAACTTGAGTCTCTGAAGCGTGCTCAGTTTAACACTGCGCGTTTCTTTCGCAGCTTGGCAATCAGTCGTTGCAGTATCGCGAAGAAAACCTCCTGACCATCTTCCTTGCGCCTGAGTGCTGCGAACGCGTCTTCATCACGTGTACCTCTGGCAATCAGGACTTGCACATACACGGGGTTCTTTTGACCCTGTCTGTCGATGCGTCCGATGGTCTGCAGGTAATAACGCAGAGAGTAAATCAGATCGAAGAAGACCAGGTTTGAACCACCGTGTTGAAGATTCAATCCATGCCCTGCAGACTGAGGGTGAATGAACATCATTTGAATCTTGCCTTTATTCCAAGGGCCTTCTTCTCGACCATCTTTGCTCATGGTCACAGCTTTCGGAAATGCCTTCTTCAGCCTGTCCAGGGATGATTTGAAGTGATAAGCCACGAGCAGCGGTTTGCCTGATGATTTGTACTGATCAGCAATTTCTCTCAACGCTTCGATCTTGTGATCATGAATCAGATGGGTTCGCTTGACCTTCTTGAAGTCCTCATCTTCACCTTGCTCCACAAGCAGCGTTTCGTACATTGCACCAGAAGCAAGTTGAAGCAACATGTTGCCCAAGTGCGCTGCCGTCTTTGCTTCAAGCTCGACTTCGTTCGGCAGTTGGAGAATCAAATCGCGTTCAAGTGATTTAACCATTGCTAGCTCGCGTGGCGAGAGATCGACAATGGTTGGTTTTATGGTGGGCTCGTCACGCGGCAGGTAATCCTTCTGCTTCATCACAATCGCGATGTCCGCGATACGTTCAAGAATTGCCTCTTCTGCACCATCCTTGATCTTGTAGGTGTGGTTGTATTTGTTGTGATCGAACCATTGGGCTCGATACTTGGTGATTGACTTGCCTAGTCTTTTACCAAGGTCCAATAGGTAGACCTGAGACCACAGGTTCAGGTAACTCTCAGAAGCAGGTGTCGCTGTCAACAGATGCATCCTGGTGATCAAACCCGGTGTGTGCTTGACCTTCGCCAAAGCTTTGAAGCGATCAGACTTATGGTCCTGGAATGAATCACTTTCGTCGATGAACACTGTTCGGTATGGCCATTTCTCGCGATGCAAGTTCACGAGCCACTCGGTGTTCTCACGATTGATCACATGTACCAGCGCGTTAGACCTTGCGAGACTTGCCATGATCTCACGAATCTTCTGCGTCTTGAACGTGGGACCAAGGGCTTCCAAAATCTCGCCCTTAGACATCTCCTTCTTGACAAGCTCACGGCGTTGCTGTTCACGAACTTCCTTGTTCGCTCGATCTAAACGAGCAGGTTCAATCAATCGAGGATCATCGTCGTCAACGCGAATCAGGACAGCATTCATCCAAGCAGTGTGCTGCCAAATTTTGATCTCGTTGGGCCAAACGTTGCGTGCCACCTTCAGTGGAGCAATGACAAGTATGGGTGCTGCTTGAAAATCAGTCTCAAGAACAATGTCGTTGATGATGCTCAGTGAAGAAACAGTCTTGCCAAGTCCCATGTCGATCAGTAGCAGGCTGAACGGATTGGCCTTTCCAAAGGTGACCGCTTCGTTCTGATAGCCGTGCATGTCATCGCGTGATCGCTCAACGCGAGAGAACATGGCAGCGATCTCGTCATGCACGCTCATCGCAAAAGCCTCCTGGCATCCTGCATGTTGTCGATCATGTAGACCTCTGCACCTTTGGCTCGCATCTCACGAGCAACCTTCTCCTGCTTCAGGCGCAGCACTTCGTTCTCACGTTTGACTTCGACCCAAACGGTTCGGAATTGTCGAACCCCAACAACGTCCATTCCTCCTGTGCGACCTTTGAACTCGACCTTTTGCGCAAACCAACCTCGGATATGCATGAACTCGATGATTTGTGCTTGGAGATCGCTCTCAAGCTCGGTCTTTTCGTAAAACGGTTTGCTGCTCACAGATCACTTGCTTTCTTGCATTTGCTGCAGTAACGATGACCATCTGGCATGGCTTTGTACTCCACCCATGGGTCACGAATGCTCTTTCGACGCTGGCCACAAAGTGCAACCTTTGATTTCAGATCGACAGAGTGAATGTTCTTCGCATCAGGTATGCGTGCCAGCACGATACCTCTTCGACCGTCGTCAGGCTCAGCGAAGTCTGCCCCGATGTCGCTCAAGATCGCGTAAGCCTCCCTGATATACCACTCGTGATCGAGATCAAGCGGTAGCCTGGTAGGCATCTGCATCATGAGCTTCGCACCCATGCTGTCAGGCACCGAGTTGCCGTTCTTTTCGTATTCGAAGCAGCCTTTCACACCCTCTGCGTAGTACCAACGCAAAGCCTTGCCGAGGTACTCACCGTCCTTGACTGCACCACCTGTCACGCGTTTGACAGTGACGAACTTGCGAGGGTCCAAGCACCACTCGATGGTGTCTTCGATGGGTGTGCCGTCGAGCAGGTAGTTAATCACTGCCTCATAGCACACCTCATTCATCGGGTTCTTCTTCTGACCCATCGCTGCAGGTAAGCCAGGCCCGCAAGCACCAAAATCACCTTTGCGTTTCACTTTGACCTTGCCATCTTCCTTGTAGAAGGCGACGTAGTTGTTAACGCTCTGAGAGTGAATTGAAACGTACTCGGTCTCTTCCGTGCCATAACCCGTGTCGCGTTCCCACTGGGCAATCACTTTGTTAAAGCGATCAAGCATGGTGCGTGAAACCTTGGAGACGATGCCGTCAGTATTGCCGCTGATGACCGTGACGCCCGCTATCTCCAGTCGTTCGATCAGCATCAGGATCGCAAGCTGTCCTGTGAGGGTTGTTTGAATCATCAGGTTAGGTGCGTACAAAATGCTGTACGGACTGCCTAACTTCCCAAATGATCCGTTCAAAACAATCTTGAGCGTTTCTGCAATGTTCTTCTGCTTGGCCTTTTTTGCTGCGATGCGACGATCAAAGATCGATTTGAAGATCTCCAAGAAGGCAGGACCAATGCTCGGCGGAAACATGCCCTGGTTGAGGATCGACTGCGGGTAGTAGCTCGTAACGTCTCGATCCTTCAAAACAAACCGATCATCGCTGTAGTGCGAGACCTTCTTCTCTTTCGAATGAAGACCTCCTATGCCCATGCGGTAGAGAGTGTCGCCAATCTTTACGTCCAAGCCTTTGATTCGATCTGGCGCTTCGACGATGCCTGCATGATTGACCTTGAACTTCACCCTGCGAATGAACTCAAGGACCTCCTTCATTTCTTCGGTCTCAAACTCCATGTAGCTCGGGACTCGAAATTGAAAGAAGTGGGGCTTGATCTCGGGCTTTTCCACCGGGCGCTTCAAAGCCTTTTCGGCTTCTGCCTTGATAACGGCTTCTGCAATCTGAGCGTCCGACTTGCTGCGCAGATCAACCCCGTACTGCTGGCTCATCAGCGTCCGCAGTTCGATCTGTGGAATCAGATCCTTGTAGAGGTCGATGGTGTCATCCAGGTCGTTGCCTAGATAGTCGCGAACCACCTCGCGCTGATGTTCATTCAGATGGGTGTCGTGCTCGTATGGAAGCTCCTGCAAGCGCTTGCTGTGCAGCCGTCCCGCATAGAGCTTCAAGCTCGGCATTGCAGCCGCACCAGGTGACACGTCGATCAAATCAATCGTGTCCATGAAGTCTGGAACTCGCAGCTCCAGACGACGCATGACTTGCCAATAGGGTGTACCAAACTGAATCAGCTCATCACTAAGAGCCTTCAGCTCCCTGTTTGTAGCACCGGCCATTGCGTACAGGATCATCGGGATGTCATACGCTTTGAAGTTAAAGCCTACAACACGCCACCTGCGAAAGATCGAAGCGATCTTCTTGCGATCAAGCTCACTGTCTTCGTACTTCTCAATGACCTTGAGATGTTCACCGTCAAGTGATTTGAAGCCTATTGACCAGTAGTTCGGGTAGCACTCGGTATCTGAAACACAGACCTCGCGCTCTTCGGAATAGTGAGGCATAAAAACAAACAGCCGATGTCTCCACCGGCTGCTCCTTCAACGTCAACAAAGGTTGACTTTTCGACAGTGCACAGCGTTCAACCACTTGTTGTAGGCGTCTTTTACTGAATAACCTGTGCCTTCAAAAACGTGTGTGCCGTGAACAGACCAACAACGCCACTTGCCAGGTCTGTCACCTCTTCTGTACGGTGAAACGCGAGGCTTAGATATCCCCGTCGTCATCCCCGCCACCTGAGCCGCTCGACTCGTCACCCCACGCGTCGGTGTCGTCAACGCGACCCTGCCCGAACGGCGTGTCGTCCCTCAAGAACTGCACACCGTTGTAGCCGCAGCAGATGCGTTTCGGGTAGGTCTTCGAGCTGCTCTTGGCCTTGCCGTTGAAGTACCACGGACGCAGCAGAACGGAACCCCAGCAACCACCGTAAAACACTTCATCGATCTCTTCGGCTGTTTCGATCAACTCGTTGCGAACCGTGCGAGCACCGGGACGACGCTTGCCCGATTCAGAAAACGAGATGATCCAGTGATCGGCCATGTTCTCGTCTTCCTTCTCGTCACCGTCTTTCAGGCAACGGTACTCTGAGGGAGGCACCTTGGCCTTGGCTGCAGTCGCAACCTCTTCCATCAGCTTGCTGAAGGCTTCCTTGGCAGCAGCGTGAGTCTTCTTCGGCAGCATGGCCACGCCTTGCCACGCCTTCTTCTTGTGACCGTCCTCGCTCTCTTCCTCGCGAGCTTCGCCAAAGTGCGGGTAAGAGAACCGCACACCTTCGATCTTGATCAGCTTCTGTTCAACCGCTTTGTAGATGATGAAGTTGGGTCCACGTTTGACCAGTTCCATTTGAGCCATGATTACAGATCCTCTTCGGAGTCAGTGGGTTGTGATTCGTCTTCGAACACGACAGACGAGAGATCCTCAATCGGTTTCCGTTTGTCGGACAACGGCACCAACGAGGCTTTGCCTTGAGGCTTGTGAATCAAGCCCTTCAGCAAATTTGGGAGTTCTTTTCGCTTGTAGCCGTGTTTCGTCAACACAGCTTCGGCTTGAGATGGTGAAACGAGTTTTTCACTGATGATTGCGTCGTAAGGCAGCTTCAACGCGATCAACGCACGCTCTGCTTGCCCCTTGTCCTTGAAGACTCGATGACTGCGACCTTCAACAATCTTGTAGCCAGGTACTTCACGTCCGTGAGCTGCATGATTCTCAAGATCGGCTTGCAGCGCTGCCCACCATGATTCAGCAGACTTGCGGTAGGGCAACAAGCGTGCTTTTTGCTCGATGCTGAGCTGGCCGATGTTGGCCATCTTGAGCAAGAAGTCGTCCGAAGAAACGCGTTCTTGAAAGTCTTCGACCGTCGTTGTGCTCTCGTCCTGAAACACTGCGTTCAACAGGTCTTCCTGCATCTTGGCGTTCGTAGCGCAGGACGCTTTAACCTTGCAAAACCTGCACTGCTTGGGACCCGCAACACGAGGTGCATCGAGCGACCACGCGAGAGCCATCCGATCAGCGACATAGTGTTCAAACTCGATCAAATGTTTTCGAGTTGTGTGCCACTCGTCGAAGTGATCCAGACGCGGCTGATTGATTCGAATCACGAAGTCGTTGAGCTTGTAGTGCTCAAAACGTGGATCTCGCATCACGCCGATTGCGTACAGCATGAGCTGCGGATTTTCTTCTGCAAACACCATGCCGTCCGGTGATTTGCCGAACTTGTGATCAGTCTTGTCACACAAGCCTTTGCGCAAAGCAGCGAAGTCGAGCGTGCCACCCTGATTCGGAATTGGTGTCAGGTGCGAGTAGTCGACGTGATACTCAATCAGGTGTTCACCGGGTAGCCATTCGCAGCGATCCACGCACTGCTCAGCGTAATAAAACATCTGCTCATCGATATCGATGGCAAAACCCTGCACGACTTCCGTTGTGCCGAGTAGATGCTCGGGCGGGCGACCTGTGCGCAACCAGTGCTCAGTGACTCCGTGGGCCACGGTGCCGTAGGACGCGTCTTCTGATCCGGTGTCTTTAACCAGGAGGTTTGGAATCAGCGAGCCTGGGCACGGCAAGAACATGTGCGAACCAGAGGCTCCAAAAATCGAGTGCCCTGAGCCGTCCTTGATCTTCGAGAGCTGATCGAGATTGATTCTGTGTTCAGTCATTTAGTGGAGCACTCTTCCGCATCCTTCAACCCACACTCCGACATGAAGAGCTGTCAAACACATGGAGTGCTCCACTAAATGACCAGCGGGTTAGGCCGGTCACAGGGCCGAAGCCCTGCCCAATCAAACGTCCTCTTGTTCGGCGGCTTCCAGTGCAGCCGTCGCCGCAGCGTACAGCGCGTCGATTTCCTTGGGGTCGGTGACCTGGCTGATCTTCTCGGCCTTGGTGTTCTCAGCACGCAATTCCTTGGCCTTGGCCATGCCCAGTTTCTCGCGGACGCTGTTCATCGCGGCCTGCATCTCTTCAGCCGTGTGCTTCGGCTCGTAGGCAGGCGGCTTGTCGGACTTGAGCTTCTCGGCCTTGGGCTTGTCGGCCTTGGCCCCGGTGTCGGCGGATGCCGCAACGGTTGCGCCCGAGATCTTCGCGGTCAGTGCGACAACGGCAGCGGTGAGGTCTTCAATCTTCTGTTCCAGAGACATGGTATTTCCTGTTTTTGCCCGAGTTGTAGGAAGCCATCGAGTGGGCGGCTCAACGGCTTGTGGAAATGGATGGCCAGTGGAAGGACTCGAACCTTCAAATCACCTTTTGGGCTTGCATTGCCGTTCTGCCACGCTGGCCTTTCAATCAATCCTTAACCGACTTGTCCGTGAACGGCTCGAAGTCGGGCGGTTGCCAGTCAGCAGGCTTCTGCACCTTACCGTTGGCATCCTTGACGCAGCCGTTGCGGAACTTGTCGAGGTTGGTGAAGGAGCCGTGGGCAATCGCACCGAGTGCGTTCGTGCTGGTGCTCATCAATGCACCAAGGCTGACCCAAGCGGTGTCGAAGTCGGCATCGATCAACTCGGCGTGATCGCAACGGAGCATGTCGCCTTCGTGCAGCCCGTTGCGGAACTCCTTGGCAAAGTGCCTGAGCATGCTGTGTAGCGGTGCCAGGTGTTGACGCTGAGCATCTGTAACACAACCGCCCATGATCACTTCGATCTTCTCGCCCAGTTCTTCAAGCTGAAGGCCGGTGTACAGACAAGCCTGGCGAGCGTTGAATCGATTGACCGATTGGTCTGCTTGATTCATGAAGAGAGCAACTGCTTGATGCAACGGAATCGATGTTCTCTTTCGAAAGGTGTCGGAGTGGTCCATAGGGTTCCTTGTTTGTCGGGTTCAAAAGATGGTGACAGATCGGGTCTTCCTGCTACAGCGTGTTCGGCGGGGAGTGCCACCCCAGAGATCCTCGCTGTCACCAAGGTTACGGTTCCCAGCTTGAGCCGTGACCTTGGCAACCTCTTCGGTCGCCAGCGTTCTTTCAACGCTTGTTCATGATGATCTCCGGTTGTTGATGAATCGGTGAGGCTTCGTCTGCATCACAGGTACGCATTATCAACAAAAAAAGAGGTCTGTCAACAATTTTCGAATGGTAAAGTTGCACCAGTTCTTTTCGGAGCAAGCGTATGCCTCATCGTTACACATTCCCCAAGTGGGTCACCTCCTGTCGTGACCCTGAAGCCCAGAAGACAGCACGTCTACGCTACATCCTTTACCGTGCATTGCTTGAACGCTATGGGAAGATCAACATCCACGAGTTCTCCAAGTCGATAGGCTTCGACCACAGTTCAGTCTTCTGCGCTCTCGCTCGCGGTTCGATGAGCTACGAAATGGCGACTGCGGTTGAAAAA